CTCCTTGTCTATATTATCCGCTTTTATTTTGTACATGATTTTCCCATAAAGTCAAGGAACTTTCCCATAAAAAAAAAGGGGCCATAAAGCCCCTTTTAAAAGTATTGATGAATTTACTTATTACGCACCAGGTGAACCGAAGATACCTCTGAAATCAGAGAAGCCGAAAGAATATCTTTCTCTTGCTTTGTATCTTACGTTACCTGTATCAAAATCACCTTCCATTGAAGTTTTGATTGGTGATCTTTCAAAGTATTTCAGACCATTTGGAACGTCAGTAATAATAAAGAAAGCATCAGTATCAGTTAAGTAGTTGTTAACTGAGTATCCTTGTGGGACCATACCCATGCTCTTTACTGCGTTTAGGTCATTATCAGCAGTTCCAACTCTGTTGGCAGAGTTCATGATTCTTTCTGCTGTGAACTGAAGCTCAGAAGGAATAATCATTTTTACTCCTCTTGATGCAATCTTCAATCCTCTTTCATCTGTGAACGCATTAATATCAATTAACGCTTGCTCAAGAGATGTTTCAGAAAGGTCAGCGGATGTTGATAGCTCATTCTTGACAGTTCCAAAAATGGTTGGGTGGTCAGTAGCACAAAGCTCTTTACCATCACCACCTGTAAAGCTAGAGTTAAAAGCTCTGTTAAGAACGTTAGCAGCTTTCACCTGTTTGGTGTTAGCCATTGAACGTGCCAAAGCTTTTGTGTATCTGCTTGACAGTCTATCATACAAGTTGTCTTCAATAGCTTCTTCAGTAATTGAGAAAGCTAATGCAACAGTTTCATGCTGATATCTTGCTGTATAAGTTTCCTGCGCGTTATCAAATGTAACTGCGGAACCTTCAGGTTTAACAGAGGCATTAGCAAAGCCACTTAACATTACTTCCTCTTCGAAAGCTCTGTCAGAAGTTTCTTTGGTAAAGATTTCCTCATGTTGGTTTTCATAACGATTGTATTCCAAGCCGAATAGTGCATTCAAACCTGGCTCTAGTTCTTTAACTAGTTGATTACGTGATATAGCCATAATTTAATTACTCCTATTATAATGCTGTGTGGAACGTATGTTCGTTGATGTAAACAATGTAGTT